ATGATTGGTATGTTGCATTGAATATGGTTTACTCAGATTACTACAAAGTAATTGTTAACATGACAGGTTCTAATAACTCTAAGTATTTCGTAGAGTTAGCTAAAGCTTGGTTAAGTGACAAAGACATTGACGAAGGTAAGATGTGGTACTATTATATTTATGTAATGTGTGACAAGCTGAGAGATGCAGAAGAGGAATACTTCGATAGAAACTACAGCAAATATGAAGATGAAGATGATGACGATGACGAACCTTATGGAACCTATCGTAGAGGTGGGAGAATGGGAAGATCTTCATATGGTAGACGTAGAGAATACGACAGAGAATACGATGAAAGGGATTATGAGAAGGAAAGAATGTTTCCTTATGAAGATGAACTTAAACGTGGTCGTTCTGTACGTTATATTAGATATTAATCAAATTAAATCAATCCTAAATAAAATCAATTATGTTAGAAGATAAAATTATCCTTCAAGACCGCGGTTTTGACGCTGGTCTGGCTGCTTTAATGCAGAATGCAAATAAAGGTATGGACCCTGCTGCTTTGATGGCTATGATGAATAACAATGGCGGATTCGGCGGTAACGGCGGATGGTGGTGGATCTGGATTATCCTGATCTTCTTCTGCTGGGGTGGCTGGGGAGGCAACGGCTTCGGTAATAGAGGTGGCGAAGCTTCTCAACTTGCTTCTCAATTGAATACTGACGCTAATACTAGTCTGTTGATGCAGGCTATCAATGGTAATAAAGAAGCTATCAGCAACTTGTCTAATACTTTGAATTGTGACTTTAACTCAGTATAGAGTGCATTGAATACTATTAATGCTAGTGTAAATCAGATTGCTTGTGATACTAAGTTGTCCAGTCAGCAAGTAATAAATGCTATTACTTCAGGTAATGCATCTCTTGCTTCTGAATTGGCAAACTGCTGCTGCACCACTTAGAGATCTATAGATGGTGTAAATCTTAACCTGACTAAGATGGGTTACGAAAACCAGTTGGCTGTATGTAATCAGACTAACAACTTGGTTAACACAATGAACAGCAATACTTTGTCTCTGCGTGATAATGGTACTGCAAATACTAATGCTATTATAGCAAAACTTGATGCTATGCAAAATTAGGCACTACTTGACAAGATTGACTCTCTGCGTGAGAAAAATTCTACACTGGTATCTCAGTTAAGTCAAGAACATCAGACTGCTACATTTGGTACAATGATAAGTCAGGCTACTACGCCTATTGTTACTAAGTTAAATGCATTGCAATCTGACGTTGATGGTATCAAGTGCAAACTTCCTAACACTGTAAGTGTACCATATCCTCAGCTGTCTGTTTATAATCCAGAAGTTTTCAGAGCTGCTGCATATGGAGCTTTTGCTGGTGATACTTATGCAAACTGCGGAGTAGGTTATAACAACTGTGGTTGCTAATAAGAAAGGAGGTAATTATGTTTCCTTTCTATAATACACAACAAACACTATTCCCGTTTGGTCCTTTTAATCCGTTCTTCTTCGGTAGACGTCGCAGAAGATTGAATACTATTTCTGGTATACCGGTACTTAGAACTACAGGTGTATCTGCTACTACTACAGAAGTAAGATATGATGTAAATCATCAGGAATTCCTTAGTTTACCTAAAGAGGGACTGTTTTTCTTGGATGTAAGACAGGCATCTGCTACAGCTGACGCTTCTCTTCCAGTTGGTTTATCAGATGATAATGCAGAGAACAATACTACTCAAAGCATGCTTCGTAATGCATTACAAGAAGAAGTACAAGCCGGTGACTTACAACTCAATTTCAGATATTTGATTTACTATAATAAATGTAATAACACTTATCAATTAGTAAATGCATATCCTACAAACATAGCTGCACAGGCAGCTTAATATTAACAAGGGCTCTTCGGAGCCCTTAAACAAATACTTATTATGATAACATTTTCGCAATTGAGTATAGGCGATCCTATATATGTATTAGAAATCATAGGTACATTTAAGAAGAGTACTAATTACTTTGCTGGTAATATAGTAAGTGTATCTAAAGTGTATGACGAACCACTACCACCATAGTAGTTTCCAATGCCTAACTAGAATAGAAAGAAGTTAGTAGACATAGTTATAAGTTGTGGTGGTGAACAAAAGAAGTTAACAGTAGAGGAAGGCAAATCATTAATTAATGATACTCAACTAGGTCTTACTGTAGCTACAGACAAACAACATATAGTTAATATGGTTAAATCTAGTTACAATGAATATAAAGCGAAAAAAGAAGCTGTTGCTAGGTATGACGAGGAAATGACCAAATGTGAAGCTATACTTAAGTAGTTAGATTATACAGAGAAAGAACCTGAAAAGGAAGATCCTAGAATATAGGAATTACAAGATTAGGTTAGAGAACTTAAAGATTTAATAAAACAGGCAAGTAATATGGTTCCACCTTAGATGAAATAGATGTTACCATAGAATATGCAGAAAGCAATGAATGAGGCTAGTTAATAACTAGCCTTTTTTTATTTTAAGACTTCTAGACAAACGCTATTATATTACTTGACCAATTGTACTACTACACCTATAAAATGGTTTAGAACGCATCTAAATACGTTATAAAGATATTTAATAAATAATGCATTATGAAATTAAACACACTGAATACTATTATTGATGATATTCTACTTGAATTGCGCAATAGTTCTGTTGCTGAATCAGAACATATAAGTAGAATATAGATTGAACAATGGATTCACAACTATAGAGCTGTACTCATCAAGTAGGACATAGATAAGGGTAGAGATATAAATCCTATGTATGTCCAAACTATTCCATGTGTACACATTGATAGAATAGATAGTACAGCAGGTCATATAGAATATAGAAGTGACATAGAATTACCAAAGTTAATAGATTTTCATTTTAGAACAGGTCTAGTATATGTAAAGGACATGTCTGGCAATCTAATTCAGCTAGGTAATGAAACAAAGATGAAATATCAAAAGTATAGAAAGTATACTTGCGGAGACTATATAGCATACATCAAAAACAATAGATTGTATGTGGAAGATCCGGGTAATGATCACCAGCTCGAATGGGTAGAGATAGGAGTAATAGCTGAGAATCCTGCTGATATCAATGAATGTTTCGATCCTGATAGTTCATATCCTGCACCTGCGCATATGATACCTGTAATCAAAGATATGATATTTACTAAAGAATTGAATATCATGCATCAGATGCCGTCAGACGAAACTAATAACTCTAGAGATGATATGTAGAACATTAATGTTAGATAGCAATGAAGAAATCTTATACAATAAGCGACTTCTATGAGTTCTACTTATCTTATATCGAAAGGGAAACTGTATATGATGTTGATTACAAAACATACAGACAAATTGTTGAAGATTACTTTAAGTATATCGTAGAAGAGATAATGGAAAATAGTAGAGAATTCAAACTACCGTGTAGACTTGGAAATCTAAGTATAGTAAAACGATAGCCTAAGAACTTTGATAACAAGAGTCTTAGGATAGACTATCATGAAAGTAAAGTACAAGGTAAAGCTGTATACTTCATTAATGAACACAGTAATTACTATAAGTTTAGATTCTTATGGAGTAAAAAGGATTGTTTACTAACAAATAAGACAAAATATTAGTTTGTAGCTTCTAGGGCAAACAAACGTAGATTAGCTCAAATAATTAAGAACAGAGAACACGATTATACTACAATCAAATAAGGTTATGATAGATAATAAGTTAATTAGTTCAAAGGCTGTGTTAGCTAAGATCATAGCCGATTTGGATTTAAAAGAAGATGAAATAAGAATAACTGATGTACGCGAATGGATCGGTGAAGCGATGGAAAAGATAGGAGCAGTACAGCAGTTAGAACATAAAGTAGCAAACATATAGGTAGTAGATTACCAAGCTAAATTACCTTGTGATTTATATAGATTAAATCAAGTAGCGTTTTCTTTTGAAAACGGATGTGGTTGGTTGCCAATGAGAAAGGTTACCAACTCTTTTGGTGTATATAAGAAATGTGGTGAATGTAATCCTAAAATGTTAATAAAGGATAATGCACTTATACCTTTAGTAAAGAACATATTCAATGTTAATACAGATAAGGAAGCTATTGATATTCTTAATGAAGATGTTAATGTTAAGTAGACATTAAGTGCTTTAGTAAATCAATATACTATACCTAGTAATAATGGCAGACTTATTATAGGTAATCCTGCTACATTTAATACAAGCTTACAATACTCTACTAAACCTGGATATATTACTGTTAATGTACCATGTGGATGGTTAAAAATATCATACCATGCTATTATTACTGATGAAGACAGTATGCCTATGATACCTGATATACCATCATACTTTGAAGCTATATTCTGGTATGTAGCAATGAAGATGTCTTATCCCAAATATTTAAAAGGACAGCTGAATTAGAATATATACTACGATATGAGAAACTCATGGAACTTCTACCGTAGATAGGCATATGCAGAAGCTATGATGCCTACTGTAGATGAATTGGAAACTATTAAGAATGTATGGCACAAACCTTATACTGAGATGAGAGATCATGATACATTCTTTGAGAGTACAGGAGATGAACAAATACTTTATAATTGGAATAGATAATGACTAATACATTATAGACAAATACTTTCGTTGGTGGTATGAATCTAGATACAGATGTAACTATGATACCAGACAATCAGTATAGATATGCGGAGAATGTACGTGTAATTACTGATACTGATGGTACCACAGGTGTGTTGCAGAATGTATAGGATACTAGAATGGTAGAGGGAGGAGACTTCTTGAACCCCAATGAAACAGTACTAGCTGCTACTACAGTTGATAAGTATGGTGTCATACTTACTGTAGATGGTACTAAAATATGCAGAATATATAGAGTAGAAGGTTATGATGATCTACCATTAAAAGCTACAGTAATAGTCAAAGGTGAACTGGGTTATAATGTAAGTTCTAAAGTAAAAATAGTAGCTAACTATGAATCTGCTACTATTATTAAAATCTATATAGCCTCTCCAGATCAGACTATTAAGACTCTTAATATAATGGACGGTAGATATATGCAAACTCCTAACGGTAATCCTTTACTAGACTCTAATGGTAATCTAAAGAATACTAGTCTGTTGGATATACAAATATCTACTTTACTCGGAGCACCAGAAGTAATATCATTTGGAGGAGGTTCGCTGACTACCGGTATAGTACAGTACTCTTATCAGTTATTTAATGCTCGTGGTTCTGCTACTAACTTCTCTCCAGTTAGTAATGCTATACATCTTACTAATAGTGAAGTATCAGGAGGATAGAAGAACTATATGGGCAATAATAAGGATGTAAACTCTGGTAAAAGCGTTAACTTTAAAGTTAAATTAAATGGTATACCTGAAGGATTATTTGATAATATCAGGTTAATTCGTATAAAGTATAATGACTTTACTGAAGATCCTTAGATTGAAGTATTCCAAGAAAATGAAATATCATCTTCTACGAATGAATACATATTTAATGATACTGGTGGTAATGTAATAAATACTATTACTATAGAAGAGTTTAATAAGATACAAGAGAGTACATTTACTGCGGCTACTATAGAATCTAAGGATAATATATTGTTCGCAGCTAATACCAAAGAATCTACATGGAAACCACAATACGATGCTAGATCATATAGATTTACTGCCAGTAACAAGTTAATACTTAATGGTTCTAGTAAAGATCAGAATATAGAAGTAATAGTAACAAATTCTAATCTTAATAGTACTTTGAGTTCTATACCAGAATCTCATGACTGTATTAATCCGTATAATGGTCAAGATCCTGATTTTAGTAATAGAGATGTATGTAAGTATTAGTTTGGTAGTACTACGTTAGGAGGTACTGGTCTAAATATAGACTATGAATTCGTTACTACAGATGTAATGCTAGACGATAACTTCACAAATACTCTTACTATAAATACTCCTGTTACTACTAGTGATAAGATTACCATAAACAATCTTAATGGTTCTACTGTATCATAGATATCTCTAGGAGCATCCGGCATAAGCAGATTCAGAAATTATGCTGATCCTTACTTTGCTAGTAAGTATAAAGGATATCAGAGAGATGAAGTATATAGATTTGGTATTGTATTCTTTAATGAAAGAAATGTTGCTACTCCAGTATATTGGATTGGAGATATTAAATTCCCTCATTGTTGGGAAGCATGTCCATGGTATGTACAAGATCTTACTCTTTATGGAAAAGCAATTGGTATAAACTTTAAAATAAAGAATTATCCTGATGGAGCTAAAGCATATCAAATAGTAAGATGTAATAGAACAAAAGAAGATAGAACTATATTAACTCAAGCTCTATTATCTGGAACTGTATCATATCCATATCATTCTGTTAGAGATGCAGAATATGATATAGCGTCTGAGAATACTAGAAGACCATATACGTTTTTAGGTAATAGTTGGCAGAAAGTAGGTTAGATAACTGATTCTATTATTGGAAATACTAGTTACTAGTGGATGGTATCTGAAAGAGTTGACAACTATATATCAACACTTATTAGTCCAGAAATTGATGCTAATTAGGATGACATGGCGAAGAGTGTCAAAGGTTGTAGAGCAGATATGTGTTTGAAATTAGATCCTAGAACTAATCATAAAGAACATATAAGTTCTGTTGGTGGACAAGCTACAGCATATGGCTATTACGTTAAATCTAATAGAACATAGTAGGTAAAAAGTGGAGTAGCAGTTACTAATGAATACGCTAGCCAAAGTTCTAGAGTAGGTTCAATAGCAAGTTCTAGTTCAGAGGCTTTTAATGATATATTCATGGTAGGAAATGCAGCAGAGTGGACTGGTATAACTAATTTGATAGGAAAGAGATATATAGCTCACTATACTGGATTTGGAACTACTAGGGGTAAATTTGATATAAATGAATCTGTTAGTCCTATTATAATGGAAGGATTCTCTTGGCCTGATGCAGCATCTAAACATTCTTCTATATCTGGTAAAACTTATCTTAATGCTACTGTAAGTATGAATGGTAGATAGGATAATCAAGAAATATATAATAAGACTGGTTACTATGGAAATTGTGTTGTTGTCACTAGAGATAACAATAATATAGGTGTACAACAGAATATAAACATAGATAGAGCTGGTACAGAACCTATGAGTCCTAGAGTTTCTGGTACTATTGCTGATCTTATTAGAGAGTTTAATTATACTCAATTTACTACACCAGTAGTTAATATAAAAACTAACAATATACCATACAGTGGAAACACTTATAGTGCTCGTAGCAACTCTACTTATATAAGCACATATACATATCATGACTTATCTGATCGTAACGCTATAGTATTTGGTGGTGATACTTATTTAGGAGTATTAGATCATAAAACTGTAATGTATATTCCTCAATTCTGGGGAGGTACAGAAAGTCCTGATGTGAATTGTGGAGTTACAGTTTCAGACTATATTCCTTTTGAGACTACTATTAATCTCGCTTTATTGTATGGTAGTTCTGCATCTAGAGTTGGATCTAGTGATCTAGATTATGTAGACCCGTACTTATCATTATCTATCTCTGGTGCATCATATGGTGGTCATACATAGAGTAAACCATATTTTGCATATAATGATGCCTACTCTAGATAGCCAGATGCTTAGATGTATGTAACAGATTCTAATTACTCTATTAGCAATTTGCAGTCTGGTAATAGAATTAGATACTCTGGTACTAAGACTGCTAATGAGATATCAGATAGTTGGACATCATTTAAACCAGCAGATTATCTTGATGTAGATTCATCTCATGGAGATATTACAAACTTAAAGCAGTTTAATAATCAGTTATTATTCTGGTAGAAAGATGCCGTAGGAATAGCATCTGTAAACGATAGATCACTTATAACAGATAACAATCAAGCTCCTCTAGTATTAGGTACTGGTGGTGTATTGGATAGATATGACTATTTAACTACATCTAATGGATCTGATACACCAAACGATAAGAGTATTGTAACTAGTCCTAATGGTTTATACTGGTATGATGATAGCAAGAATGAAATATGTTCATATGGTAATGGAGTATAGAAATTATCTAAAGCTAAGAGTGTTCAATCTTGGTTAAATACAGATAAACAAAAAGCGAAAGTAAGTATATATGATCCTAAGTTTAATGAAGTACAGATGGGATTTGAAGATAAAGTGCTTACTTATGATGAACAAATTCAATAGTTCTCTTCGTTTAGAACATTTAATCCAGATAACTATTTATCATTCCCAGACAAACTCTTGTATATTAAGGACTAGATAATAAAAGAAAGCGCAGATTTTCCGTTAAATGAATTAAAGTCTAGATTATAGATAGTAATTAATAAAGATCCGTTGTTAACTAAGACGTTTGATAATGTGTTCTTTAGTGGAGAATTTGACGATGTTAGAAAGATGATGCAAGTTATTAAATTCACTACAAAGACTCAAGAAGGAACTATATTTAAAGATAATACAGAAGTAAATAATCCAATAGAACAGCGAGAAGATACATTTAGGTTTGCTGTTGGTAGGGAGAAAACTAGTGCAGATGACATGTCTCTTCCTGGTAGAATGAAAGGTAAGTATATGATATGTGATTATATTATTAATTGCAATGATCAACACAATTTCAGACTCCCTAATATAAACACGACATATAGATATTCAATGATATGAAAAAGATAAATAAAAGAAAAAAATATGTAGGTGGAGGCATGACACCATATATGCGAACCGATTTCAATTCTCAGCTACCTACACAATTAACAGCTCCACAGTCAGTATAGGCATATGCTCCTGGTAATGCTAAACCTACTAGTTCTGCTAATTTTTTGCAATCTAGTAATTTTGCAAATATGTTTGGAGGATCTGGTGGATCTGGAGGTGGTGGTATGGCTGGAATAGGTCAAGCTGGCGATGCAATTAATTCAATGATCAGCAATGTTACAGGTCCTGCTACAGCTTCTACTGTAAGTGAATCTAGAATGCAAACAGCAATGGGTACTATATCTGGTACTGCTAAAGGAGCAGCTGCGGGTTTTGCAGTTGGTGGTCCTGTTGGTGCTATAGTAGGTGGTGTAGCTGGATTAGCTTCTGGTATTACTGGTAAGAAAGGCTCTGTATCTGTATCTAAGAATCCATATGATGATACTGTTGATATCAAATATGGTACAGGTATTAGAGGAGGTGCTAGGAACAGGAGAAAGCTACGTCGTTAGGCTGAATAGGCACAATCTAATGCTAGAAGTAATTAGGCTAGTTTGTAGATGGGAAGTATTAATGAACAGGAGTTTTACGACGATTATGATAATGATATACAAACAATGGCACAAGGAGGAATGACCAGTAGTTTAGCATATGTAGATGACGGTGAATTACTTAATACTCCACAAGGAGTCATTGCAGAAGTGCCAGAAGAAGGTAAACCTACAGATAGTAATTTGGTTGATCTGCCAGAAGGTACTAGAATACTTAGTGATAAAAGAAAAGTACCAGGAAGTAAAGAAACATTTGCGCAGATGGGTAAGAGATTAATGTCAAAAAAGAAAACAAATAGAACAGATAAGTATGCAGAGAATGCTGCAATGCTTAATGAGATGAATGATTAGGCTATTTACAATAAATTGTTTGCTATATAGGAAGGCACTAAAGTAAGTAGAAAAACCAAGAATGGGATACAAGCTGCTGCAAACGGTGATATTATTACTAGGGCTGGAAGAAAATGGATAAAAGATAGTAAAACAGGAACCTATACCCCATATAATGGGGAATCAATTGGTAATTTATATGATATACAGCCTCAAGCTAAATTAGATACAGTGTTTCCGAGAAATGAATATAAACCCAGTAAGTACGTTAGAAAAGCTCCTTAGTTAATAGAAAACAACATTGATCTGAACAATGAAGTTTATTCTAGAGTGCCTGATGAACAAATAGCTGTATCTAGAAGATCTGTTCCTAATTACTTTACAAATGCCTCTTCTCTTGCTGCTAAGACATTAGCATCTGATGCTTTAGTAAACAGCGGAGAATGGAGAGGTGGAGTACCGTATTGGTTGTTATCTGCGACAGGATCTCCTAGATCAACTAGTGCAGAGTAGGCAATAACAAATGTATCAACACCTCCTGCAACAGTTACAACAGGAACTAGAAAAACTACTGGTATTACTAGAATGCCTTCTTCTAAAAAGAATACTTTGATAGAGCCTGTAAATAATGAATTGGATCTCAGTGAAGAGACTATGTCAAGAGTAGGAGACGAAGTAGCTCCTTATATAGCTACAACAAGAACTACTAATACCACAGATAATTCAAGTAGTAATCCAACAGATAACAAAAACTGGCCACATAGTATAAATGATATACTTACTGATATTTCAGCGTTAGCTCCGACTATATCAAATATGTATGCAAGACCAGAATAGTTTAATGCTACATATAATCCTTACGAATCACAAATTAGATCTACTATGGCTAATCGTAAATTTGATATTAGTCCAGCTAAGAGAGCTATTAGAGAAAATAGATCTATAAGTAATTATAATGCTGCTAATTATAATCCTAATACTGGAGCTAATTTGGCGTATAGACTGTAGAGTTAGATAGCAGCTAATAAGGCTATTGCAGATTTATATTCTACTGCTAGTAATGTTAACAATCAGTATGCAGGAGAATATGCCAATACTTTAAATAACTTAGGACAACAGAGAGTACAGGCTACTAATATGGCTGTAGACATGAATGCTAAAAGTAGAGCTGTTGCTAGAAACATTCAGAGAACAGCTTTAAGTCAATTGAGTCAGTATGCTTCGAATAAACAGTTAATGAAGAATCAGAAAAGTAGCGATATGGCTATGTTAGATATGTATGGACCATTTCTTGAAGCTGGTTATAGTTCTAAAGATTTTGCATCATTTATGAAAAAATTTAAGAAAGGATAATTATGGCAGCAAATATGTATGATCAAGCCGCATAGGCTCAATTTATAAATACTTATGTACCTATTAATTTTGGAGAATTATATAGAATAGGTGCAGCATAGAAAGCTGCTGTAGACGAGGCAGCTCAATAGTTTGGAACTCAACTGTAGAAATTCGGTGAGTTCCAATCACCGTCTTAGATAGATACACAGAGATATTATGATCTTACTATAGGTAGATAGGATTTCCAGAATGCTATTAATCAAATGGTGTCTAATCCTGATGCTTTGAAAGACGCAGCGTTTAGATCTCAATTATAGTCTATGATAAATAGTGTAGATTATGGTACTTTGAGTAATTTGAGATCTAGTAGAGATGCAATGCTGAAACGTCAGGAGGTTAATCAAAAACTCATGTTAGAGAATAGATTTAACCTATTATGGCATTATGTAGACTTTGCTAACTATGATACAGTAAATAGTAAGATATTTGACGATATTACTCCATTACCATATATGTCTGTACGTGAACTCGTAGAACCTTATGTTAATAACTTGAAAGGGGAATTCCTTGGTGCTAAGAATGGATTCTTATGGAATGGTGTTACTGATGAAATGACAGATGCTCAACTACAGAAAAATTTGTCAAGTATACAGAATACTCCTCAGTACTAGAAATATCTAGAGACATATTAGAAGATGGGTCTTAATCCTGAACAGGCTCAACAACAATTACTTAATGAGATATATACTGCAGGTAGAGAGTATACATGGAATAAAGCCGATAGAGATCCTATGGCTATAGAAAATATGAGGTTACAACGCAAGTATGCGTCTGCTGCTAATACTGCCAATAATTTACTCAATCTTACCAGAGTACTAGAATCAGATGCTACCAGGAATCACTTACTTAAGTTTACCAATCTTACTCCATAGGAAGTGGATGCATTTGCAGAACAAGGTTTTAAAGCCCTTTCTCCTGAAAAGCAACAAGAGGTTCTTAATCTTAAAAATCCAGGTTATGTAGAAAGTAAAATGAAAAATTACTACGATCAGGTACTAAAAGATACAAGAAGAAGAAGTACTGCAGAAAATGCTGTGATTGATCTTATGTCTACTCCTATAAGCTATGAAGCTTCTGATAAGTATGCGGCTTATGGTACTACAGGAAAATAGGATAAAGATGGTTTCTACACAGCAAATAATAGTTCAAACTTTAAGTTAGCCAAAGAATTAGTATATAATACAATTGGAAAAGATGCTGACAAAGGATTATAGAAGTTTATTAGTCTGTGGAATGATGGAAATAATTTCTCTAACTTTAAAATATCTTCTGATTAGAGAATGATATCTGACGGTAATGATATATATGTAGTAAAACATGCATACATTCCAGAAGATCAATTATTAAAAGCCAGAATAGACAGAAAATCATTATCAGCTTTGGGTACTCCAGTAACTGTGGATGCAGGTCCTAAAACTACAGAAAGATATGACAATAGAGGAAATTTAGAGAGTACTACCACATCTTCAAGTACTCCTGTAAAAACTATCAGAATTACTGTACTACAGCAATTACCTAGAAGTGGAGAAGCTGCTATAACTTCTGATGCAGCTTGGATGGACAAGAATCTTGGAATACAAACAAAAACACAAGATATACAAGATATGTTATCTTAGGAAGAAAACCTTTAATATAATAACTTATGAAATTTTCTGACGATTTTTTATCAATAATAAATAGAACTAGCGATAGTCAATTTGGTACTGGAGATTATGGACATATAGATGATGAATATGTTCCATCTACTTAGGAATAGGATACAGATACTACAGAATCAAATGATGAATCTGATTATAGTTCTTTTAGAAAAGGATTAGAGGCTGTAAATAAGGCAGTTGCTTTTATGACCAATCCTATACCTACTGCTATAGTAGGTAGTAGTAAGGCTGCCTACGAATTGTTTAAACCAACAAAAGATTCATCCGGAAAGACTACTACATTAGCAGAACAAGCTCTTAATATAAATACCAGAGACGCTTTGTCTTTAAATGTTACTTCTAGGTAGAAAGAATTAATGGACACTGAAGGTAAGTGGTTACCAGAGATTGAAGAAGCGCAGAATTATATATAGGGTTAGAAAGAGTATATACAACTCCAAAATCAATTAAAAGCTAACCCATAGAATACAGATCTCATTCAAGCCTCACAACAGAAACTTGAAGAGTTATTGAAATTACAGGAAGATATAAAAGAAAAAGCTAAGACTAACCCTTATCTAAGCAATGTATTCTATGGAGCTGTAACAGAGTCTGTAAATCCTTTATTGCCAAGTAGAACAATAGAAGCTTCTACAGTAAGAAATCAACTAGCAGAAGGAAAATTATGGGCTTATTATGCAGACTTATCTTGGAAACAGAATAATATAGATTTTACATAGAATAACCCTGCTGCGTTAAGTCAATTAGAAGTAAAAGCTGCCAATCTACAGAAGCAATTAGATGATGCTAAGTTAGAATACGATAGTAAATCTACAGAGCTTAAAGATAAACAATAGAGTTTGAAAACAGCACACTGGTTACATGATCCATTATTTGGAGTAGTACCAATGCCTCTGTTTTATAATCCAGATACTATAGATCCTGTACTTGATAGAAAACGTAGTGAAGTTCAAATATCTGCTTTAGATCCCTCTACATGGTAGTATGGTTTATTACACATTGGTAGTAGTGCCTCAGAATTACAAGGTATGGGGTGGCAAATGCTTACTGCACTTGGTATAAAATATGGTACCAAATTAGGAGGTAGTCCATTAGCTTGGGCTGCTGGGGAAGCTGTTGTTAACTCTCTGTTCACACAGTATTTTAGACATAAAGAAACTGCAGGAGAAATAATGTCTAACTATGTTGAAAAACTAGCAACTGCTGCAGCTGATGGTAAATTTGACTTATCTACAGTATTGAACGACTATATAGCTGGTTTGAAAGCTATGGGTTATGATACTGATAAGATGGATGAAATGGAAACGTTGTAGTTTGGTTTAGCTTACAATATACCTACTAAAGATAATAACTACAATACTTTTGCCAAAGATGCTCGCAAAGGTTTAACATAGCTAGAAGAGACTAACAACGCTTTAGCTCTAGGTGATTATGCTGAAAACTTAGGTTTAAGTTATGGTGGTAAGTTGTTGAATAAGTCTATAGGGTTCAAAGCTATAATGAACAAAGCTGTAGATTTGGCTACTAAAAACAAAACAACTGCTGCTCTTTTGTCTAAACTTAACTCAAAGATAGATAAAGCTGCAGTTAAACTTATGAAAAGTCCGGTGACTAGAATGAAGGCTAAACATGTTAGAGACGCTGGAACAGATATGGCATTAGCTTTGGGTAAGAGATGGTTGTTTGAAAGTACTGAAGAAGGATAGCAAGGAATGATGAGAAGATGGTATTAGGATCTTCCTGATAATGCATAGGTACCAGATACATATAATATATTTAGAGGTGCTGCCACAGCTGGTAGATTGGCTTTAGAAGCTAATTTAGCATATAGAGGTATGCACTGGGATGATAAATATAACACTGATGAACAATTAAAGATAGAGATGGGTATTGGAGGATTTATCGGAGCTCTTATGGGAAGTGGAGCAAGTCTAACCAATATCAATGATATCAGACATCAATTACAAGGAGATAACGTAGTAAGAGCATTAGCTGCCAAAGGCTTCGAAAATGCCGAAAATAACTTTAAAATAGCTCAATTTCTGGATTACTCTAGAAAAGGTAAAGATATCAACAGCCTCACTACTAGTTTAGAAGATTTCAAAAAGTATAAAACAGAAGGTGTTACAGATGATATGATTGATGATGATATACGTCTTGCAAAAGATGTATCTGCTATTTATAGAAATAAGCTTATTGATCAGAATCTAAAAGATATAGGTGTAGATCGTAAAAAAGATAAATTTTTTGAGAGATTTGTATAGACTACTGTAAGCCTTTATGATAAATAGAAGGATGCTTCAAGTGCTAAAAACGAAAGTGATAAACGTATAAGTGACATTAATAACTCTATAATAAATAATGAAGATGTAAATGATTTTAATTCATTTATAAATTCAGAATATGAAGCTTATGCTGATGCACAAAGAAAATAGAATGCAGAACCAATAACAAAACAGCAATTTAAATCATCAATAGTAAATGCTGTTAGTTCTAGAACCTTGACAGACACTCTTACTAATCTGAAAAAAGATCTTACATCTAGAAAGAAGACTTTGGAATAGTTAAAGGACGAATATGGAATATAGGTATCTACTACTGGTGTAGAGGGTATGTTAAAGTACATAAACGATTCACTAAAAGATCTACAAGGAGAACAAAATAGTTTAAGATAGAAAGATAAGTGGATCGACCATATAATGTCTAAGGCTCCAGATTTCGGAAATAAACAGGAATTAGAACAAGAAATGGCTATAAATGCATTAAATACTGGTATTCTTAGCAGTTTAAATGCATAGCTTAATGCTTATACTACAGGTAGACTATCTACAAAGGATAGATATTTAGTAGAAAGTAAACCTATATATTCCAATTTATCAGATGAAGATAAATAGAACGTACTATAGAAATATTCTGAGAAATATAAACAACAGCATAGTACAGATGAAGAACCAACTAAGAAACAAGTAATTGCTTACTATAATAAGACTATTCAAGATCAATGGAGTGCTCTAGAGAATGATGCTAATGTAGAGTAGACTGAAAGATTTCTAGCCAATTCTTTATTTTTAAGTAATAATAGAAGAGATATTCAAGAAGAAACATAGGCTAAAACTGAAATTGAGCAAGAGACTGGGCACAGAGCTGCTGAAAATGACGGAGAACAAACTTCAGAACAGTTAGCTAATGATAAAGAACAATCTGATACTCAAGAAAAAGTAATAGACCAACCTGAAATAAAACCTCAAGTAAATAGAGAAAAAAGTGATACTCCAGATGAAGTAAATGTTACTACAGAACATACAGAATAGAACAGAACAACTGCTCAAGCCCCTGTAGATTCTGTAGACTCTTCTACTCAAGAACAACCACCAGTAGATAAAGTATAGTTATCTACATAGGAGGATGTAGATAGAATGTTAGAGGATACTTTAGATTAGGATCCTAACAAGATATTGATGGAGGATAGTACAGGAATACTTCCAGAGGATAGAGTAGAAACTGACACTCCGACAGAAGCATCTGAATTAGATAGAGTATCAGATGATGTACTGCAAGAAGATGCAATAAGAGCGAAACTAGAGCAAGTAGAAGATGGGCAACCTATTGTTGTAGAAGATGGTGTAGAACCTGATACATAGGATCAAACCCCACAATAGGTTATTGAATCTACTGTTGCTGATGAATCCCCACAACCTACTGTAGAAGAACAAGATAAAGAAGAGAAAACGGATTAGCCTATAGAGGTAGCCACTGCAAAATAGCCTGATGAACCTACTAAGGTAATTGTTACAGCAGAGTCATTCGATGGATCTAATACATAGGATGTAACAATTACGATAGAAGAACCATCAAATATGGTATATTCTGATGGAACTGATGTATGGGTTGGTAATGAAGACCCATCTCTAGGAACTCATATAGAAGATAGTCAATTAGCTTTACAAAATGCTATGGAAGAACTAGACTCTGTAGGTCTGGCAGCTACTACTAGAGCTGCAGAACTATTAGGTCAAAGTGATAAGAGTCCTGGTTTAGACAGTAAGAAAAAAGTAGAGACTAATAGAATCCATTCTACATTCTTCTTTGCGTATAATAACACAGAAGTGATGCCTATATAGACCCAAATAAAAGGTAAATCTATAGATGTCAAATTCAATGGAACTAGAATGCCTGGTTCTGAATTGTCTAAAAAGTTAGCTATACCTGGTTGGTTATCTAAATAGAAAGTATACTATATAGTTACAGATTCTAAAGAAACTAGAAAATTAGAAAAAGATGCAGCAGATAGACTTGCTGTACATATGATAATTGAAGAAAATGTAAACGGTAAGAAATATATATATAATGCAGCATTGTATACTCCAGATAAAGCCAGAGTAAAAATAATGAAATGGAACGTTCCATTATACAAATAGCATGAGGAAGTACGTAAATTACGAGAACTTAGAAGAGAGATAATTAGTAAATATATAAGAAAATATGCTCCTAATTATTTTAATGATCCTAATGTGAATTTACCAACTGTTCCTCAAGATGGCATTGTTCCAGTAAATTTACGACAAAGTAATGGTTCTATAAACAGCCAATAGGACGGTAATAATCCTATATACAGATCATTAACAAGTGTACCTGAATTCGGACTTAGTGTTGATCCATATGAAATGAGTGATCAAATATTGTCTGGAGAAGTAGAGTTTGGTTACGGTAAAGGTCCTTTTCCTCTTGATCCGGCAGATGCATTTACTATAGTACAGTTTGATGGTTCTACTAAGACAAGTGCTTAGGGAACGGGATATGCTGGTAAATTATACATAATTCCAAAAGTAGCCAATACTCCATCTTAGAGAGTTAGTGCTCCAATTATGTTATCTGAGAAAAGACATTTCATACCAGGAGGATCTAGCACCCTTGTTACATCTTATACTCCTAATGGTAAAGCAAAATATGACGATAACGGCAAACGTATACCCCTTACTAGTGCGGAACTAGTATTTAGGTTAGTCACAGACACTTTGCAAATTAGTAATCAATAGGTATATAAAGACGTATTAAATATCTTGTGTAATCATGGACCATCTACTATTACTTTGGGGGATTCTCGTGTAGAAAAATTATCATTTTATGTTAGAAAAACTTTACACACATTTCAGAACGAAAAAGGAGAAACCTTTTTAATGTACGGAAGTAGAACTCCAGAGGGTATCTATACTACCAAATATCTTAGAGTAAAAGATGCTAAGAATCAATCTGTATTCTCAGAAGCAGAAGCATGGTAGACTATTAGAGATATTTCTAATAACATACACTGGAATACTGATAAAAAAATGATGCAAGATCCTATTCCGGATAGCATTGTAGAAACTGCAATAGAATACATGAATGAATATAAAACAGATTATTATAGAGTACTAAACTGTGATGATCTGATATTCACTATGTAGGATCTAGGACTTACCAAGAACGATAAAGGAGAAGTAGTTAGAGCTCATGAAGAAGCCCCTATATTAATGTCTTGGATGATTAATCATCAAGTAATAAAAACTAGTGTAGGAGAACAGGCATTTAAAGATCCTTTTATATATGCAGATGGAGCGCAAGAAGTAGGAGATCCTACTCCGGTTACTCCTACTATAACTGGACCTACTACTACAGAAACTCCTAGAAAAGATAACGTACCTGCTGAAAGTACACAAGATACTGAAGTAAAACAAGAAGCGATAACTCCAGCTAGTAAGCCATCTTCTAAAGACAAACTTCTATCTAAAGATGAAGTATTGTCTATGGGTCTTACTCCTAAACCAAAATGGGAATATATCCTTAAAGAAGATGGTACTACTGTAATGCTGCCAAGTCATAATCCAATTGTAGCTAAACTGAAGAAAAGTTCAGGTCTTTATTCTACTACAAAAGGAAGAGGTAAGTTTGATGAATAGAAGGCTAGAAAATGGTTAAAAGATAAATTAGGTCTAGATATTGATAACGTATTTGTTACTGGAGCTGTTATGAGAATGGCTGATGTTCCAGAAGTATATGGTTTAATGAAAGTATCTTTTAATAGAATATTCAAAGAATTTAATCCACAGATAGTTTTGTCTGAATAGGCTGGATAGGGTATAGAATATCACGAAGCATTTCACTATGTCAGTCAACTGATTCTTAGTGAAGAATAGAGAAATTAGGTATATTCGGATTATATAAAAGCTCATCCTGAGTATAAAGGGTATACCAAAGATCAAATGGAAGAAGTATTAGCAGAGGAATTCAGAACCTATATGATAAATGAATCTAATATTTCCCCTATATATAGAATGAAAAAATTCTTCAAAGCTTTGTGGAATCTTGTTACATCTTTCCGTAATAGACCACTTAATGCATAGTAGACATTGTTTCAAGCTATAAGATCTGGTAAATTTAGAAATAGTAAACCGTTTATCGGACAGGAAATACTATCAGAATTTGCTAAAAGACATCCAGAAGGCATGTATTATTATGCTCCTGGTATATCAGATGTTCAACAAAAGTCTACACCGCATATAACTAATGCATCTACTATGTACAACATTATAGAATCATTGAGCAGTACAGCTCTTGCTACTTTGAATATTCGTACTATGGATGACATACGTAATTTGAAGTTAGATGACGTATTTAATATAATACAATATAACTACGATTATGGAGTATACGATGAGAATCCTACTAATAAACAAATAGTAGAAGATGTATTAAAGAATAAAGAAATATTTGCTAAACAAATTAGAGCTTTTCTACAAGAATTAGGTATTAAGAGTATTGAAAAAGAAGAAACAGAAGTTGCTGAATAGATGTCTAAAGATACTGGAGATATTTATGATAATATATGGGATAGAAATTCATACGAAATAAGTAAAAAAGCCAATGTAGCATTTAATGCTAAGTTGTTCTTCTATTCTATTCCTAAAAGCAAATTTATTCTTACAGAAGATGGAAAGATTACAGATACTATTAAAGATCCTATCTTTGATATGGATGTAGTACAACCATTTGATATTACTTGGAATAAAATATTAGAAAATTTATGGTCTTCTAATGACTGGAACGATTTGTTATCAAAAGTAAGAAGATTGGCAAAATCAGATCCGTTCTTTGCTACCCTCAGAGATTATATAGATAATCCTGAATATCCACTTCCTGAAAATACTATTACTTAGTTGTTAACTACTATACAGAGTGCTAAGAATAGTATGGATACTATTGATATTAAATCTACAGCTAATATTGATCCTGCTCTTGGTAAGAGAACGTGGGAAGTATTAGATAGTGATAGTCTACGTAAAATAGCTATGATCCCATCATAGTGGTCTGAAAACTTCATGTTATCCACTATGATCACTACTGACAGTAAGAATAGATCTGTTATAAATTCAAAAGCTCTGGATAAAATAACAAAACTGGTAAATAAAATTGATTCTAATCTTGATTTAATATATAGAACTAAACGTACCTCTGATAATGTATAGTTATTTGAAGAAACAAAGAATGATTTTTTAAATTTAGTCAATGATTTAGGTATTAATTTTGATAACGATGCCCTTACTTATTTATTGGGTAGCATTAGCACTAAAGAATCTACAGGAATAGATGGAGTAGATGCTTTTAACTTAATATTTAGAACTAAAAACACAGATTCTAGAAGTGGTTCTGCTATAAACTCAATATTACATTCAGTATATGCTAATATACGAGCTATGGCATCCAATAAATCCTTAGAAACCAAATTCAAAGGGATCACTATTAGTGCAGATAAAATATTTAACTATTATGATCCAAACAGTGTAATGAATCTTATGGCTATTGCTTACGGAGAAACTCACCCTACTCCGGAAGAATTTAGTGTAACCGGAGCTGATGGCAGTTTAGTGTATCCGATTACTTAGAATAATTACATGTCAGATCAAATTAGATGGTTAAATACCAACGCATATGGTAAATTATAGAATTTAAGTAACACACCTTATTGTAAAAATAGTTTAATTGTTAAAGCACTCTCAGGTAAGAATAAACCTAAGTTGAAATTACACACTCTCTTAGCTATAGAAGATCAACTTACAGATACTAGTAGAGATTATTTTGGAATTACTCCATTGGAAGATTATATAACAAAGTTAGTGTTGGCAGAAAACAGTAGAATAGTACTCCCTACCATGTCCGATAAAAAAACTTGGTACAGTATTGAAGGAATTGAGTTACCTAAGAATTATCTAGCATCTGTATATGTGAAACCAGATAAAGAAGGAGGAATTTCTGAAGAAATACCACAACTCAGGAAATTTAATAGAAACACTCTTAAAATTTTCTATAATTACTTTGTAGATGAATTTAATGCTATTACTAAGTACTATAATACAAAATCTGATGTAGAATAGGGTAGATCAAGATATTACTCTAATTATCATGGTAAAATAGGAAAAGATGGTAAAATGAAACCTGGCGGAAATGGAGGTAGATTTAGATATTTTAATCAAATAGTAATGCCTGATGGAGAGATTCATTCATTGAATGCCTTATTACAATCTGCCGAAGAAAGTAATGATCCAAAATTGATTAATGAAACTTTAGAAAATATTAGAAGATTATTTATAGAGGATGTCTCTAATATGTATGATATTCTTAATAGAATGTTATTAAGAAGAGTGGATCAAGAAATAGAAGAGGCTGTTAAATTAGGAGTAATTTCTATAGATGAAAATGGAAATTTTTCTGCTGGGAATCTACCAACCAATATATACTCTGAGTATAAGAAATAGTTTAAATCGTTAAATGATACAATAAATACAAATGATGCAATATACAGCATAATAGCAAACTTTACAGTTAATTACGCAATATCTATAGAAGAAGTAGAAAAATGTTTTGTTGGAGATCCTGCTTTTTATAAGTGGAAATCTAGTAAAGAAGTAGGTATATTCCAGAGAGATGTGGATAAAATCAAACGTTTATCTTCTGTATTATCTACTGGTACTAATCTCAGAACATACTGGGGAGAAGGAGATCCACGAAATGATACTAAATTCGTTAGTGCTGTTATGTAGGATAACAATATAGGGTCTGAATATCACGATTCATTGAAATAGATATTTAGAGCATCTTTCATAAGAACTATGTTACAGAAAGAGCATCCAGACATGACAGATAAATAGCTGTTTGATGCTACTAAGAATGAAGATAGAATACAAGAATCTTACGATAGTTTATCTGATGATTCCAAGAAATTTGTTGATAAGCAATCTGAGAAAGCTGCAAATCCTTATGCATATGATGATGAGAATAATAGTGGCAATATAAATCAAGCAGATGCTGCTGTATATATTAGACCAGCTATGTATAAGAGAATTATGCAAGCTTTAGGAGAATGGTCTCCTGAGATAGAAGAAGCATATAATATACTAGAATCTTCAGATGATGTTCTTAGTAATCCAGAATTGTATAGTAAAGCTCTAAGAGCATCAATAAAACCATTAAAGATGATGTATTTTGGTGATCACTATGATTCTGTAGCTAAATTAAATGTACCTACATTCGATAAAATGGCATTATTCCCTATGTTTAAGATACTAGCCAAAGCGGATAATAAGTATTTATATGACAGAATGAATAATGAAGAATTGGGTGTGATAGACATGTTATTGTTTGAATCTGCAGTTAAGGTCGGTGCTCCTCAAGATAAGTTCAAAGCCTATAATGACAACAGAAATACAAGTTTCAATAAAGAAGGCTTAAATAAGCCATCTACTATGATAGTTACGAATGGTAATGCCGTTGAAAGACTTAATGATGGATTAACAACTAGAATTCAAGATATTAAACAGTTAAGATTGTAGCTTAGTACAGATCCACATGAACATACAGATAGATCATTCGGTACTCAAGCGATAAAAATTGGTATGGGTAATGTAGTAGATGATAGATACTATGGTCATAACAAAGGAAAGCATGTATCTGGATCTCAAATAAAAAAGGATATATTTGGTTGTATTAAAGCATTGTCTACGTTAGGTTATACTTCTTTAAAAGGAGGAACTATCAATGGAAAGAAAAAGAAAGGTAGATTCTTCAAATTAGACGGTTCTATAGATAAAGCTGCTTTGTCTAGATATTTAGTAGAAGAAGCTACTGGAAATGGAATGTCTCAAGAAATAATAGATGCATTAAAACTTGACAGTAAGGGTAACTTTAAAGCTCCTATAGCAGCACTTAGCGTTCGTAATTGGATTGAAAGTAAAATAATTTCTTTAATAAATAAAGAAGTAATAGACGTAAATACTCCAGGAGGTTCTGCTATTCAAATGGCATCATTTGGTTTTAAAGCTAATGATGTAATAACAGATGCTAACGAAGATACTAGACCTTTCAATGATGGCAAAAAACTTAGTTTTGATCCTAAAAGAGGTAGTATGGAAGTAATGCTTAGTACTAACTTCTTTAGAGATGTAGTACCATAGGATGTATAGGAATAGGGTTACGTAGCAATAAGAAAATGGTTGCTGGATAATAATATAATAGGTAGTCAAAGTGATCCATATGGTATAGGTTATCGTATACCTACTCAGGGTTTGTCATCTACTTTCTCTTTCATAGTAGCTGATGTTTTACCAGCATAGACCGGAGATACCATAGTAGTACCTGATGAATTTACTGCTATGACTGGTTCTGACTTTGATATTGATAAATTGTATATAGCTACATATTCGTATGATCCTAATACGCATCAGAGATATACTTGGAAAGAAGATGCTAAAACCTATTCTGACCAATCTAAAGGAGCTCTGATAAATAAATTGTTAGATAGTTATACGCTAGTAATATCTGATGAAAAAACATTGTCTGAAACTAGAGCATCTATTGATACATTAACCGGTATCCTTACTAAGGAAATACTTCCAAAAGTAAGTGTAGATGAGATGAAAGAAGCAGATTATATGTATGAATTAATGCCATCGTTCCAAGAGTATAGAAAGATGGAATATACTTGGGGTAAAGCTGGTATAGCACCTTTTGCTCTTAACTCTACTAACCATTGCTTGACTCAAGCCACACATCTACATATGAAATTTTCACATAACAATATTTATGGTCTTGGTCAATTTGATGAAATCAATGGATAGGATGGTTTCAAAATATTAGACTGGTTATCTGCAATGATTAATGCTCATGTCGATGTAGCTAAAGATCCTTACATTATTAAACTTAATGTGAATCAAGTAACATATAATATGACTAGTTTATTGTTACGTGGTGGAAAGGGAGAAAATACGTTCTTCTTCTTAGCTCAACCTATATTAAAGGAATTTGCTAATATTAAGATTGCTAATAATGGTGCTATTGGATCTAAACAGTAGTATGATAATACTATAATTAGTAGACTGATAGACAAATATACTAAAATGTTAAATAATTATCCTATATCATAGTCTTATAAGGAATCTATTCTTAAGATAACAGATGAAGATAAAAAATTAGCATTTGACAAGGATAAATTGTCTCGTACATTAGATGCATTTAGAAGAGGCTAGGTAACTCCACAGGATATTAAAATGTAGTTAATCGTACTTACAGCTTATAGTGAATTAAGTGGAGATGCTCAAACTATGGCAGACTTAGTTCAACGTTCTCAGATAGATACTAAAAAGTATGGTAATAGCATTACTCAATTATAGAACTTTTATAATTCATATTAGACATTTATAAAAGACCATCAATAGGATTTCTCTACTCCTGATACTGAAGGTAGAGAGGATCTTAATGGACTTGAGGATTACTTTAATAAAACATTCTTAAATAAAAAATTAGTATATGCTATGGATTTAGCTAATAATATACTTAAAACTCAAGTATTTGGAGCTACCAATGGTTATAAGACTATATTCACAAGTATAATGCATAAATTAAGAGGAGGTGATTACCCAAAATAGATCAACAATTCTCTCATCTTATAGTTATACAAACCTTCTAGCAATAAAGAGTTAGTGAAAAAAATAAACGAAAAAGTGGAGAGTATAATACGTGCTAAAGTGGTAATGGCTGGAACTAATCTCAGATTGTCAGACGAAGAACTAAGCAATATGAATTTCGGAAAAAACAATATAGCTAGTAGACTAAATTCTATTAAAAATTATATTAGAAGTAATAATCAAGATCCAAATATAGTAACTTTAGTAGATGATCAGGGTAATATAACAAATGAGTTATTAAATTATTTACAAGGAATCACTATTTCTGCCAAAAATAAAGCTAACAAAATAGTCACAGCTACTTCTTCATTAAATAATTCGAGATACTATGAAGATAGATTAAGATCTGCATTCTATGATTTACTTACAAATGACGACGTTACTATTAGAGAATTTGCAGAAGATTTAGTGAAATACTCCTTTGTGTCTAGTTACGATAATAGAACCCCTAATTCATTCTTTAATATCGTTCCAATGGAATACAAATAGTAGATTGGTTATTTGGATTCTATTAAGGAGGCTATGTATAAATTAGTAAGAAATGATATAGATATAATTCAAGATTCTTCTACTCTGGAAGAACTTACTGATTCTATATATTTGAATATGGTAAGAAATTATTGGAATGATAACGATGTGGTACCATTATATATTCCAAAAGTAGAAGTTAGATATGGCGAAGAATCTAAATCTAATACAGTATATTTAGCTAGTGCCAAAGACTCTACTAATAGTTCTATAAATACTATATTTGTAGCAGTAGGTAAATCAGAAATTAACAAAAATAATAAGTTTGTAAAGATAGGAGGTTCTAGATCTACAAATTCAGTATTATATCAGAGATCAGGATAGATAATAGATATAGATGGTAAGACTATTGGAATTGTTTACGTTGCTATACCCAAATTAGGTTTCAATAATGGAGCGAGTTCTATATACGAACTGTATAAAAATGGTACAGAACAATCTGCATTCGAAAATAACAAGTTTACAGACACAATGATCAAACAAACCGTTGAAGATATTGACAATATAGTTTATAAGTATACTAAAACTATTAAAGATTCTCAGTTCGTTAGAGACGAATAGTATTCTAACGTTGAAATTGACAATATTTAGGAATACTTTAATCTAGATTAGGAACTTCAAAATGAATTAATTGAATCATTTGGAGATAGTGGAATACAATCTGATCCAGAATCAATTGATAGTGATCCTTCTTTAAGTTTTGTAGATACTTCGGATAATTCTACTACAATAGAAGATTTTGGTGAAATAGATCAAATGTTAGGAGGAATTGAAGAAGCTAATGATACATTTGGAGAAGATTATGCAATGCCTGACGAATCCTATTTTGATTCTACAGAGTTGGTAGATGACATTATAGGATCCTTGTAGGACTCTGAAACAGGTATTACAGAAGTAAATGAGTATCTGAATAACCTTAAAGAAGAAGGTAAAAAACGTAAAAAACATTGTAAGAAATCATGACGTGTTTAAGAACAGAATTGCCTGAAATAAAGGCATAGTTAAAAGAGTATACTGACATATTAGGTAGCTACGATGCTGCCTATTATGTCTTATCTGAAAATAATGGTTATGGCTTAGAGTTTGATAGTGAAGGTAAAGATTCTAAGTTATATTAGGATCTTTTAAGTCATTTTAACAATGATTCTAAAATGGCTATCCGAGAAAAATCTAAAGTTTTTTTAATTGGTTTTAAGAATACTTATAAAGATTTAACTATAGAACCAACTGCTTAGTAGGTATTAGAGTACCAATCACAAGATTCTTTAAGTGAAGAAGCTAAGTCTTTTTTTGACACAGATAAAGACTTAAGAGAACGCGTTGATTAGGCTTACAATGACTTAGAAATAGGATTAGAATAGACAAAAGATAATTATAATTCTAAAGAAAAGGAAGAACTAGATAGTATTTTAAGAGGCATAAATGTAAAGATACTGAAAGGTTTATAGTCAAGATTAAAAGTAAATACTAATCCTGACCCAGAACTTAGAACTAAGATAAAAAAAGAATCAGAATGGCTAATTGCAAATATTAGTGAAGGTCTTAAATCAGATTTAGATAACATTAATGAATTTTTAGCTAATTTAAGATTTGAATTGCGACCTACCTTCGAATATCTCGTTAATGTCCGCAGAAAAGGACTGGACATAGATGATACTAAGTTGAATGATCTAGATCAGAACTTCTTTGGTTTCTATAATGATATAGTAGATGAGATAGTAAGTCAATTAATATATAAAGACAACTATAGAGAAATAATAGGAAAAGATAGTAGTGGTGAGTATATACTAGATAGAATGCTTAAAAGAGCTAAAGACTACCAAGCTATGCTTACTGATGGTTATTCTATAGTAAAGGGTAAGATAGCTGATAATGCTAGATAGAATTTAAAGCAAGTAGGTCTAGAAGTAAAGTCTTCAACTATCTATGACTATTCAATGTCTAATCCATCACCATCTTAGAGAGATATAGCTTGGCTTACATACTATATAGGTGCTGGTGATAAGATAAATAATGATTCTATTAAGACAATATTCTACTTGATTAATAAAGCAGAAGAAGAAACAAATAGAAATACCTACTAGGTTATAAGAAAACTTGAGGATTTACTTAGTAAAGCTGGAAAATATAATCAGAGAATGTTATTTGAAGTAGATGACGATGGTAATACTACCGGTTATATAGTACGAGCTAGAAACTATGGTAAGTTTGAAAAGAATTATGCAAATGCTATGAAAAAAATAGCATCAGAATTAGGAGTAGATCTTACTGATATAAAAGCTCCAGAAAACAGACAGCTACGTATTGAGTATAATAAGAGAAGAAATGAATGGTTATCTAAACATACAGATAGAAGATATACTAGAGAGTATTATGATATGTTTAATCATTTAAGTGAAGGTACGGTAGCAGCTAGAGAGGAGATTCAATTAAAAATACGACAGCTAGTAGATAAGACTAGAGATTCTGTTGGTATAGCACATCTAGATAGACTTAGTGATAAGGAATATAACACATATAGAGCTTATTTACTTGAGAAAAAACAACTGGCTAGTTTATATGATACTACAGGTATTAAAAAGCAAGGAGAGAAGCTCAAAATAGCTGAAGAACTATAGGAACTGAATAAGAAGTTATCTGAAGGTCTTACTATGACTAAGAATAGTAAAGCATATGAGGAGGAAAAAGCTAAAATTATGGCTGATCCGAATCTGACAAAAGAACAAAAACAGAAATGGTTAGAACGAAATTCTCAAGTACGCTATAAAGATGAGTTTTATCAGAAACTAGAAAAGCTAGAAAAAAAATATTACGGTCCTGTATATGCAGAACTACAAGAAAGGCGCAGATCTATATTAAATCAACATAGGGATGATATGACGGGTAATATAGACATAGATCATATGTCAGCTAATTCTAAAGCTGCTATACAAAGATTGTCTAGATAGATGTCTATCATTAGAAAAAACAAAAAAGTTGAAATACAAGAAGGAGATGCCAAATTTGAGGACATTGCAGAGACAATACCAACAGAACAGTGGTATAGGGATCTTAAAAAGTATTACTATAATGTAGTATTAGAAGATCCAGAATCTGCTGAAATGTGGCTAAAAGCTAATGCTTATGACATTAAAAATCCAAAAGCATGGTATACAAAAGTAGTACCAAAGGATAAAAGTTTGATAGAATATGCTCCTAATAGTAACTGGCTAGAGGTATCTAAAGAATCCAAATTCTATAACAAATCTTACTATGAGACTTAGGAAAAGTATCCAGATTTACAGAACGAATATTGGATACCAAAATCTAAAGTAATAGAAAATGGTAAAATAGTTGAGTCTTATGATAATAGTAAGAATTATCATAAAGTAATGGATAATGAGGCTCTAAAGAACCTTAGACAAGCTATCTTAGATACTATAAAAGAATCTAACGATAAGTTAACTAACCTGCATAAGACTTATCCTTATAGAGTTCCACAGAAATCTGGTAGTTTGTTAAAATATATACATGCAGGTTGGAAAAGAAATTATATATCTGGAGCATTTAAAGGGTTTATTGATTATTGGAAAGATCTTATATCATGCAGAAATGATGATGTTGGTTTTAATAGAGCTCTCACTAAGCCTAATGGAGAAAGATTAAATGTAATACCTCAATATTATCTTAAAAGATTAGATAATCCTGAGTATTTAACTGCTGATTTAGTTGGTTCAGTAATATAGTTCTATAAGTCGTGTGAAAGTTGGAAAAATAAAACTCAAATACAACCTAGAATAGAAATATTAAAAAGATACGTACAAGGTATTAAGTACACTAACAAAAGAGGAGAGGAAAAAACCGGAAACAGTAATACTTACAAATTCGTCAAAAACTTTATAGACATGAATTTGTATGATATAAAAACTCAAGATGTTAGTGTAAGATATGGAGATAACCCTACTGGAAAAGTATTAGGCTTGATTCCGTATAAAGGTAATGTTTTTGGACTTACTTATGATATAAGTAAACCAAGAGAAATTAACATTACAAAAATGTTATCTATACTTAAGATGTTAGGTACTCTTAGAAATCTAGGTTTAAATCTTGCTTGTGCATTAACAGGTGCTTATACAGCTTTACATTAGCATATTACAAATATGTTAATACAAAGATATTACAATCCTATAGATGCTGGTCATGCGTTCTTTGATATTGTAGCAGATTCATTTTTTGCTATATCGAACGTTCTGGGAGTTTCTAGGAAAAAAACATTCATAACTCAAGCTATGGAACTTTTCGAAATAGGTGCAGAAATTAATCCAAATGCTACAAACAGAATGCAATTAGTTAATGCTGTCACTAAACATTGGGCATTTGGTCCATATTCATTAATGGATCATGTAGTAAAAGGATAGATTCTTGCTTCTGTTATGCATAATTTTAAGCTAGTAGAAGAAGGCGGTAAAAAAATTTTTATGAGTAGAGAGGAATATAAAAGAAAACATAAACTTCCTACTTATGCTCCCGGCGATTACATGGATTGGAATCTAGGAAATAAAACTTCATTCTATGATGCTGTAGAATTTGTAGGTGGTAAAATGGTAGCAAAAGATAAAACAAACTAGAAAGCAGTAGATGAGGCTATGAATAAAATAGCTTATATTGCCAAAACTCTAGCACAATCAGCCGATGGGTAGCTTACTTCTTTACAAAAGCCTGTGATTTTGGCTAATTGGGCAGGATAGTTTGTTATGATGCACAGACAATATTTACCGGTTGTTTTACAAGAGAGATGGTTAATGACAAGACAGTGGGATTATCAAGCTTAGAGATACAGAGAAGGAGTATTCAAAACTGTAGTAAGATTATTTGATAATGCTATAGAAAACAATGAAAACGTAATTAAGACTTATAAAAGACTTAATCAAGAAGATCCTCTAGTAAGAGAAAATTTGGCGAGATTGGTTTTTGAAGGTATATTATATGGAGGTCTTGTTTGGTTTCTTAGACCGCTATTAGAGCAATCAGCGGACGATGACAAGAAAAACATCATTAAACAACTACTGGCATATACTATAATAAGATCGCAATTTGAAACACTAGCTCCATATAATCTTCTGGATATGGCATCTATTATCAAATCACCTTCTGCTATTACAGACTATGTTAGTAATATGTTTGAATTGTTCTCTAACCCTGTTAGTTTGTTATATGAAAGAATTAAATATTGGTGGTTAGATGAAACTTATTATGATGCTACTATTAAACGAGGTGCTTATAAAGGATGGACTGAACAAGAGCGCAACCTTTTAAAACTTACTCCATTTAGGAATATATAGGAATTAAAAGATATACAAAGTAAAAGAAATTATTATAAAAAGTAGATACTTGGAGAATAAAAAGATAGGGCTGTTTCACAACAGCCCTTTTCTTATTCAAACCTATTATCTAAATCTGTTATCATATTATAAACAGTATCTTTTATATCTTTTGTTCTATCTCCCCAAAACTGAAAGATAGGATACCAATCTGTTATTCCAAAACCTAGATTACCAGTTTGTTTATAATCTTCTAGTTCTCTACTATCTTCAGATTTTAAAGTAAATATAGTATGTTTACTTGAATTAATATTGAAGATTCTCTTATTGAAATATGTTTTTTCACAAGTAAGCCAACCTTCGATATCTTTTTCTTCTTCAATATTGTTGAATACGTAGTCTAAATAAATAAAACCCTTAGAATATTCGTCGTAAAGACTAGTATATAGTCCTTTGAATGACTTATGTTCTAAGGGGTTCCTTTTACTTAATACTCTAGGAGATAGTAGAATTATTTCAGGCGTCAATTCCATCTTCTACACAATCTTCTCCATCTACTTCTACTATAGAATACTTTGCTTCTTCTTCAGCATTATCAACAATAACATTGTTATACATAGCTTCAATAGTGCTCTCATCAGAGCCTTTTAATTGTTTTAGATTTTTATAGTTCTTCAGTTCCATCACCTTCGTAATATTTACGAGTATGGTCCCAATTTCCTGTCTGATAATGATATGAGATTTCTGTTAAAGTATTTGCTATTAGGTCTTTACGGTCCAATAACTCTTTTTCGTTTAACATATTAAATACACGTACTTCATTATTACCATTACTTTGGATAGCAACAATATACGCTTCTAAATCATAATCTTCTATATCATAACCTTGATCTTTCATATACCATGTAAGAGCAAGAATATAGAAAGCTATCTGTCTATAGTAATCGTATTCTTCTACAGAATGCTTAAAATTATAGACATCTGCTGTTGTTTTTAAGTCAATAAGAATAATCTTTCTATTAGCATGATCAATCTTAACCCTATCTAATAGCGACTTACAAGATACTCCTTGTTTCTCTGCCTCCCAGTTTATATGAAACTCGTTATGACATTCCATACCTGGTTGGTCTGTAAGCAGTTCATCTGCTTTTATATGCTTTTCAATATTATCTTTAATATTCTTAAGCATATTTAAATCTGCAAACGATATAATCGTATATAGATCTGTTTTCTTTAGAGCTTCTATATATTCAGCAAACTTGAGTTGTAACTCCTTTGCTTTCTTTAACATAGCATCTCTAGACATATTGTTACCAGAATATGCAAACTTATATGCATCTAGAAGCTTATCTTCTTCTACTATTTCCGCAGATGAATGATAACGTTCACAGAATGCTGTTTGTTGTGCCGTTTTAGGCTTTTCATAATCAATAACAATATAATTATGCCAGAACTCATCTGGCTGAAGAAGATACATATGTATCATAGTACCTTTATCAAGATACTTAGCACTTATACCTTCTTCTTTACCGTCAAGCATATCCTTGAGGTAACGTGGTCCTTTCTTTAAGAACCACCCTATTGCTGAATTTGATATTCGCGTGTTATCTTCATAATACGGAATCTCTATTTTCATGCTGCTAAATATAAATCGGTTTCAACTTCCATGTTTGTATTCCATGGGATCTCGTCTTCTATATCCTGACGGATATGTTTAGACATCTTGTATATGACTATCATTAGAAATAAAATCATAATTAAAGTGGATTCAAAATCTTATTCTCCATTATTTCGATACATACTTCATCCATATCAGATGACTGTGTATCATCCTGAGTAGATACTTTGTTCTCTTCTTTTATTTTTTCAGTAGAAATATTCATATCTTTAGCTATTTGAGTTAAAGGTATATCTTCAAAGAGAACAACTTCATCTAAGAATGCAGAAATATTATCAAATGATTTTACTTTCATATATTTGTTAATGAAGTTCACAACTTCATCTATATTCTTAACTCCTTTATCTTCTGCCATATAGCGTACAAATACAGAGTTAGAATTAGCTTCATACTGTTTGAAGTAACGAACACGTGAGCATCTATCAAAGAAGTTTTCGTCTATCTTTTCTGCTCTATTACAAGTCATTAATACAAGTTTCTTTGCTGTTGACTCTACTCCATCTAGGAATCCTAATAGATCCTTAGTTTCCCACCAATAATCGTTCTTCTCAATCTCATCAAACATGATTACTACAGGAGTAGTAAAGTTTTTGAAGAACACACTTAGTTTATCAGCAGGGTAGTCAGTTGCAACAACAATGATAGGTAGATTACTTTCTAAGGCAATACGTTTAGAGAGCATTGTTTTGCCTGTACCTTTAGTACCAGCAAGTAATACACCTGTTGTTTGGTTAGAACTTTCAGAATTGAAATAAGTAAGCACACGGTTAATAAAGTTATTATCCTCATCTAGCTTATACAGTTTCTTTGGCATATTCAAATCACCATTTTCTACTAAATAAGATTTTCCTTCCATACGATTGTACTTCAGATCATATACTTTACCTTTAATAAGTTCATATGCTAATCCTTCTAACTTTGGTTTAACTGTGATCTTATTACCTACTTTAATAAATTCTGCCATAACTTCTGTTTTTATGTTTTTAGTTTGTCGATTAACTCATCGACTTGTTTCTACGTATGTACAACATAGAACGCTGTTTTAGGTTCATGTGTGTACAAATAATAGTTAAATAACTTTTCACGCAAAGGCCACGCCTCATTAGGGAAGCCTTTACATTCAATCACGAAACCTTTACCAACAAAGTCTGGTAAATAGGTCATCGGTCTGTATCTTTTGTTTCCAAAAGTAAAAGCTGGAAGAAGTTCGTATCTGTGCTGCTCATAGTCTGCCTAGATCTTTGCTTCTTTCAGCTTTTTATATGTATAAGTTTCCAGTTTACTTCGGAATTTTATTCCATCGTATTCATTAGGAGTTGCATTCTTTACTCGTCCCTATTTCTTCTTTTGCTTCATCTGCTATATCTGATAGAATTACTTTACATTCTCCAAGTATTGCTGCAATTTTGTCAGCTATCTCAAGATCTTTCGGAAACAATACTCCATTAATACCTATACTTAATGTAAGACCTAATGCAATAAATGTGTTCCCTACTAGTTTAAATGGAAATGCTACAAGTTTACTTAACGCGTAAGAAAATTTATCTGTTTTACTCATAATTGTTTTGTTAACCAGTTCTTTACTTTTTCAAATCCATTAGCTTTAATAGCATCAGATATATCTTTTGCTTTAAATCTTTTATGGACTAACATACCTTCCAAGCCTGTTTTTTGGCTCATTTTACGGAGATATTTCACTCCAGCTTCATCTCTATCGAACATTATAATAATGCGTTTAAAACGCTTCTTTAGGTGCTCTAAGACATCGTTCGGAATAAATGTTGATTCAGATGAAGGCGAAATGGCAGGTATTCCCATTTCATATAGACACATGACATCCTTCATACTCTTAGTAATTATTAGGATATCACCTTTCTTCGGTAGTTGCTTATAACCTTGAATATCGTATTCAGTAAGGTTATTACGCCACTTCGTATATTTGTCTGCTAAAGGTTTATATATCTTAAAATGATTGTATACCTTATAAGCATACATAGGATTATCTTCTTTATAAATGCTTTTTACTATGCCATTACATAGGTAGTACTTTATACTACTTACTCCAAATTTTCTTAGAGTTTCTACCGTAATATTAAACTGCTTCCAGTAATTGATGTCAGTTTCAGTAAATTCCTGACGTACAACACCAATTACTGTTTCAGTTGACGGTATATATTGCTTAGAGCTAACGAGTTGCGTATCGTTAGTAATTTTAAGTCTTTCAACAATATCTTTAAGTATATCCGAGTAATTAGTTATACCTGTATAAAGTTTTATAAACTTTATTACATTTCCACACTGACCTGTTCCATGATCCTTAAACAATAACTGTTTTGTTTTTCTACTATAAAAGCATCCAAACGAAGGAGTTTTGTCTTTTCTCAATGGAGAATTGTAGATCATTCCTACTTTAAAATTACCTATATACGCTGCATATATATCATACTCACTTACTCTAGAAAGAATCCAATCTAGAGTGATATTAAATGTATCTTTTACTTTTGTTGTATCGTAAATCATATGATATATTATTTATTGTCAAAGCAACGGGACTCGAACCACGTCATATAAGCAATTAACCTTATACGTAACCCAATTTGTTATACTTCGGTATAAAACGTAGGTTGTGTACTATTTCGTATTCACTCATTTTTCATAGTGCGGTACACTAACCTACGTATTCCTAGCTTATGCTCTAGGTAGCGACTATTTTCTCAAGTTATCTTAGAACGGCAGATCGTCTGCTGGAGAACTGTTCATAGTAGATAGATCATCTACTTTAGTCTCTTTATCAGCAATGACAGGTTTTGTAAATCTGTCAATAGACAACTCTCTAATCAAACTCTTATTTTCTGGATTTGTTTCTTTGTCGTAGAACCCTTCTGGTAATACCATAGGTTCAATTACTGCAAATTTAACATAAGTAGGCAAAGTAGTATAACCATTATCATTATAAACTACTTTAACCTTCAATAAGACATCTTTATTAGCTGCATTTAGCATTGTTACTACCCATTCAGTAAATTCTTTATAAGAACTACCATTAAAGTTCAGTACTCCTTTAGGATAGAAACAATTCATAATTCGCATTATACGAGTAACTACATTAGTTACTTTAGCCTGATTCTGTTCAGCAGAATCTCCTTCTCTTTCATTTGGTTCCCACTCTGTATGTAGTAACTCTTTTCCGTCTTTTTCAAAACGAAACTCCATAAAGTTTTTTCCAGTAGGAGATGTTGCTGCTCTTACACCAGTAAACTTAACATTATCATGAATACCTGCTTCAAGATATTTACTGTCATTACTTGTTATTGCTACTTTGCTTGCTAATTCTGTACTATAAACCATAATTTCTTTGTTTTGTGTTATTATTCAGGTAAGAAAATTCTGTCCATGTGAAACGTAATTTCACCGTCTTCGTCGCTTTCTGCTACTACAATATTCTTACCTCGTAAATGTGGTGCTCTTGCCTCTCTTACTATATTACTTCCTCCTTCAAAGGAAATAATTGTTTCGTTTTTCTTTCGATAAACATAACCAATAGCATCAGCCTCACCACAGATAATATCTCCTAATCTACCAGTAAGATCTAGAGTCATTTCTGACATCTCTTGACCTTCAATATTTATCTGCTTATCACGAGTATGAGCAATCAATATAAGATGATCACTTAGATCTCTGAACAAGTCGATTACCTTTTTAACAGCCATTCTTAGCCACATATAACCACTTCCATTTGGAAGAGTACGAATGTCTGTACCTTGATAATTTTTTCCTTGATTAGTACCTTTGTAGAGCTGTATGGCATAGCCCATGCATATTTCCTCAAGTCGAGTTGCATTATCTATAGTAATATACTTATACGGTCTTTTGCCTGTATTCTTAATTTCTTCTCTAATTGCAGCCACAATATCTCCAAAATCTTTTACAGATCTTGCTTGTACAACTAGTGCAGATAAAGCCTGATAACCATTCTCTAAATCTATAATTAGATTATTGTCTAGAGAAGCCATAAGACTGGATTTACCAGCCTTAGGTTTCCCATAAAACACAGAGAACTTTGGATTACATATCTTTACTTCTGTTTTTTCTTTTGGTAATACAATCATAAAGCTTGTTTATTTTTGTATTCCGTGTATTCTGATAAACTCTGACAATTTCTGATAAGTACGGAATTAATATCTTATTTAGAACCAACCATTATTTTTAATCTTAATTGTGATATCAATAATAGTCTTCTTTGTTTTCGGTTTTAGATGGTTCAATGAGCCCGGCATAATAGGAATAATGTCGTAGCCAATCTGAACGAAATTATCGAAGATACGAATCGGAGTACCGAATTCATCTTCAAAGTCATAATCTTTTGCAAGAGAACTAAGTCCTGCAATAGCTTTGAAGAACTCGTCTTCCAAATTATACTTATTACTCAAGAAGTCATTTGCTGTATAACCTAGATTTGTCGGAATAGTATCCAGCAAATACAAATCAACAGTAGTCTTTTTCTCTTTCTTGCCACCCAACCAAGGATATGCATTCAAGAATTTTTCAGCTAGACTTTCTTTAAAGTTATTAGCACTAGTATTATTATTTTTCTTCGGTAATGTAAATGTATATGTTGTAATCATAATTTTTCAGCCTTTAATTGTTATTACTAAACGAAATCTTCTTCGTAGGTTCTTCTTCCCTTATAGTCTCAATTAAATTATTGTATTTTAGATCGTTATCAAACTCAAGTATAGCGCACTCTCCAGCATCCCTATTCTTTAGGATATGAAGATAGACTTTATTCTTAACTAGTAAACGATTCGGTCCATACTGTTGTATATTGAGTAGTTCCGGTCTATGAATACATATAACATAATCAGATGCATGGAATATAGTATCCGCAGAAGAAATGTCACTACGCATTGGGTAATGCATAGATGGATTGTTAATCCTATCAGGAGCTTCAATGTTTCGATTCATCTGTGATAACTGAATTATAGTAGTATTAGGGTACTTTTTAACCTTAATAAACAGTTTCTGTAAATCGGAAATCACTTTCAGTGCAGATTCTTGACCTTCTACAAGTAAAGTATGATCAAGGATAATAATAAATTTCTTACCCTTTGCATAGTTCTCGTAAAAATAATCAATAGTAGAAGCTATTTCTCCAACCGTCCCAGGTGTATCAACATAATATATCTGGTATGATTTTATTTGTTGAGATGCTGTCTCAACTTGCGCCAATGTGTCATCGTTTAATTCCTCGTTAGCGCTATATAGCTGTGCAGTAGTTTGCCTTAACTTACTAC